CAGCGCTGACAGCGGACAAGTTGCCTACGTCCGTGCCACGGCGCTCGCTGACTCCGTGGTTGCGCTGGTGCGAAGCGATCTCACGCTGGGTGGGAACGTCATCAAGAGCGCCCCACGCAGCGACGATGCGGAAGTTGAGTGGGACAGCGAACACGGCGGCAAGCACGCGTGCATAACCGTTGAAATCGAGTGCGTCACAAGGATCTAAGTTGCCTGAATTCACATACAGCGGCTCAGAAGAGCGCTATTACCCGTCCCTCTCGCTGCTGGTGAGCCCCGGCGACACGGTGACGCTTGAGACTGCGCCCGCCGATGGGCGATTCACCAGCGCTGTACAGGGCGCTACTTCGCGGGCTGCCAAGGTGCCTGCCCCTGATTCGGAGGTTGGCGCGTAATGCCCAAGGCAACTCAGCTTTCATTCCTCGGAATAGCCAAGGAAACTACGGCGGGCACTCCCGTCGCCTCTACGGCGTTCATTCCGGTCACAGGCATTACGCCTAAGGACAATCTGTCGCTGCTCGACGACAAGGGCTACCGCGGATCGCTGGTCGACGTCTACGACCAGATCGCCGGAGTTCTCAGCGGTTCGCTCGATTTCGACGGGGACGTTTTCCCGGACACGATCGGCTACCCGCTGGCGGCGATTCTGCCCGACCTGGTCACGTCCGGCGCAAGCGCCCCGTACACGCACGTTTTCTCCGTGCTCAACACGGGTGGCGGACAGCCGACTTCCTACACGCTGAACGACAACTACGTTGCGGGAAACCGGCAGTACCCGGGCGCCCGATTCAGCGAGCTGGGCTTCAAGTTCACGGCCGATGGTCTGCTGACTTACAGTGCCAAGACGACCACTTACGGGTCTGTTAGCGCGGCAGCGCCTACCGCCTCCTGGACCACGGTCCCGCCCATGGTCGGTTGGGCTGGCGTCGCCCAGATTGCTGGTGTGACTCAGGCTGAGCTCATGGATGCTGAGGTCACCATCAAGCGCCCGGTGACCGTTATCAACTCCATCGACGGCACCCAGGCTCCTGCCTCGCTGTGGTCCGGCCCGGTTTCGGTCGACGGCAAGGCCACACTCGTCATGGAAGACGACACGGCGCTCACGCAGTACCTGACGACCGTAAAGCCTTCCGTTGACCTCAACTTCACTTCCGGTTCCGGCGCTGGCGCCGTTCAGCTCAAGCTGCACATGACGAAGTGCTCTATCAGCGCTGCGGACATCACGCGCGGCAAGGACTACGTCGAAATTCCGATCACGTTCACTGCGCTGGCGAACGCCACCGACGTCGGCGCTTCGGGCGGCTATTCGCCCATCAAGGTCACTGTCCAGAACGCTATTGCATCGGGGACGTACAAGTAATGCAGCACATCACCCTTCCCTCTGGCGCTACTGCCGATCTGCGCGACGTCGCCGATGTTACCGAGCGAGGGCGTCGCCCCATCAAGCGCATTCAGACCAAGCTTGCGGGCCTTCCGGCGTTCGTCAACGCTGTGGAAGAGGCCAAGGCGCAGAAGGATGGCGTCGATCTCACCCCCGACCAGCAGCTCAAGATTGCCGCGGGCATGGGCGAGGCATTCGACCTGCTTGAAGAGCTGAACGATGCGCTTGTCGTAGCCCTGGTCGCTGGCTGGTCGTATGGCTTCGGCGTCAGCGTGGATAGCGTGCAGGATCTTCCGGGCCGTGACCTCGACGCGCTGCGCACTGCGGTTTCCCCGTTCCTCTCGCAGCTCAACCCCGACTTCGACCCGTCGCCGGACGCCGATTCCCCTACCGAAGCCTCCGTCGCCTAACGGGGGCACTGTCCAGCTCCGGCGGGAGCACCCATACAGCGGACGAAGTCCCCAGCGAGGAATACCGGATATGGCGACTGTGCACGCTGCTGCACTGTCGCCCGTCCGAGCTCGATGGCGAGTCCGCTGTGGCGCTCGATTGGCTATTGGCCGTAGACGATGCCGTCGAAAAGGCGCGCAAGATAGTGCAGGAGCGAGCCAATGGGTGAATTCGGCGCAGTAATCAGAGGGGTCGGGGAGGTTAGCGCCAAGCTGGGCGAAATGCAAGTAGCCGCAAATGAGGGAACCCGCGTGGCGCTGGGTAAGGCAACCTCCTACACGCGAACCCGAATTCGCGGCGGCATGCGCGGGGCTCCTCGCTGGGCACACAGGGGCGCTGATCCGACTACGGGGGCGTCAGCGGTGAATACGGGCCGGACGCCAGACCACGTAAGCCGCTCTGGCGGGCCTGGTCGACTTACCGGCAGCTTGTACGGGTCAATCCGGAAGAGCCGAAAGCCGCGCCCTGAGGGTGTCGGCGCTTGGTCGCAGGTCGTCATGTCCGGCGGGCGGGGCGGATTTCAGAACCGCTATAAGGCGAAAATCGAGGGGGACTTCCCCTATTTCAAGCCTGGCGTCGACAAGGCAAAGCCCAAGGTGCGCAGCTTCTTTGAGGCTTCGTGGGCAGCAGCGGTGAACGGCAAGCGAATAGGGAGGTAGTTTCACTATGGGTGCTCTGCCTCCCGTATTCATCGAGTTTCTCGGCCGGTCCACAGGCTTTATGGCAACATCACGCGCTGTCAAGGGCGAACTTGCCACCGTGGAAGCTGAAGGCGCGGGAAACATGCGACGTCTGGGCGCTGTCAGCAAGGCTGCGCTTCTCGGCATTGGCGTTGCCGCTGGCGTTGCCGCCGTCAAGACCGTGCACATGGCCGCGGATTTCCAGACCCAGATGACGCGTGTTCGCACGGGTGCTGGCGAGGCAGCGAAGAACATGGACCTAGTGTCCAACGGAGTTCTTCACATGGCTGGCCGGGTCGGCGAGTCCACGAAGGATCTCACCGCTGGTCTTTACATGGTCGAGTCCGCCGGTTACCACGGGGCAGACGCCCTTAAGGTTCTGGAAACCTCAGCGCAGGGTGCGAAGGTTGGCGCTGCTGACTTGGCCACGGTGACTGACGCCACCACTACAGCAATGAACGCTTACAGGATGGGCGCCGATCAAACGGTTACCGTCATGAACGCGCTCGTTGGCACTGAGGCCGAGGGCAAGACCAACCTCGAAGCGCTGGCCGGTTCCATGTCTGGCATTCTGCCGGTTGCCGCTGCTGCTCACGTGAAGCTCAACGAAGTCTTGGGCGCCATGGCCACCATGACGTCACAGGGCACCGACGCGCGAGTTTCGGCTACGTACCTTCGCCAGACCATTGGCCAGCTCTCGAATCCTTCGGCGAAAGCCGCAGCGACCATGAAGGGGCTAGGGCTCAACGCCAACACGGTCGCTCATGAGCTGGGGACCAAGGGGCTCGCTGCCACGCTGACCACGCTTACGGACGCCATCAAGTCGAAGATGGGTCCGGGCGGTGATGTGCTCATTAAGACCCTGCAAAAGGCGGCAAGCAAGGGCAAGGATTTCCGCGCTGAGCTTGAAAAGGCCAGCGGGTCAAAAAAGACATATATCGGTGCGCTGGCTACCATGGTTGGCGGGACCAAGTCAATGATGGGCGCATTGCAGCTCACCGGAACGCACATGTCGACGTTCCGCAAGAATGTCGACGGGATTTCCGAACACGTTCGGGCGGGCGGTAAGCACGTCGAGGGCTGGGCGGACGTCCAGAAGACTTTCAATCAGCGTCTAGCCGAATTCAAGGGCAGCGCAGAGGGTATCGGAATTGCCATCGGCGAAAAGCTCCTGCCCGCCGCTACCGGCATGTTCGACGTGCTCGCTAAGGGTCTGGTCTTCCTGCAAACGCACAGCGTCTATCTGAGGACGTTCGGCGTGCTGCTGGCGGGAGTCACCCTAGGCCTTGCGTCGGCGAGTATTGCAAGCTGGTCGTTCACTGACTCGCTGCTGGCAAACCCCATCACGTGGGTTGTCGCCGGTATCGTCGCGCTCATCGCTGGCCTGGCCTATCTGCTGACGCACTGGAAGCAGGTTTGGGGCTGGATTCAGACCAACGTCCCGGTCGTGGCGCGTGTGTTTAAGGCGACGTGGGACGTCACGCTGAAGGCCTTCCACATCGCGTGGGCCTGGGCTGTCAAGTCCGTTCACACGCTGGTGAAGTGGTTCAACGCCAACGTGCTCACTTGGCTCCGCGCGCGAATGAAGGAATTCACCGCGTGGTGGAAGGATCACAGCGTGGAGATCCACCAGGCCTGGTCACTGGTCTGGAAGATCATCAAGAACAACGCGAAAACCGCCTGGGCGTTTCTCAAGGTCGGGTTTACCGTTCTCAGCGGCACCCTGAAGACGATATGGGACATCATCGTTGGCGTCCTGCGGACTGCTTGGTATCTCATCGCCGGAACTGTGAAGACAGGCATGCACCTGGTGCTGAACATCATCGGGATCGTGCTTGACCTGATCACGGGGCACTGGGGCAAGGCTTGGAAGGACCTGAAGAAGCTTGCGCTTCAGTTCCTCAGCGATACCGAGTCGGCTATCAAGAGTGTGGGTTCCAGCTTCGGCAAGCTCCTCTACCAGGCTGGTAAGGACATGATCAGCGGTCTGATCAACGGCGCGAAGTCCATTGCTGGCGCGCTTGGCACCTCGCTCAAGTCGATGGCC